CCTTGTCGAACCGCACGGTCTGGATGATGAACGTCTCGCTCGACACGATGTCGGTCGAGCGCACGGTCGCCGGGCGGGTCTGCGCCGCCTCCGGCAGCTTGTGCAGTTGCCCAAGCTGGTGGTCGAAGTTGTCTTGCCCTGAGTCGCCTGCCGGTCGGAGTGCTTTGGTCATCGTCGTCTCTCCAGTGGGGCGCGAGCACCATGCCCGCGCCCAGTCGTCCGTCGTCTACAGTCGGTCGTCGGCGGCAAGCTCCACCACCACGCGCCCGTCGTGGCGCGCCTCGCGCGGCGTGAAGCCGGGCTGCGCGTCATACGCGGCCTCGGCGACCTTCACCCACGCGGCGACCTTGTCGGCGACCGGGGCCACGTTGACCACCGGCACGACCTTGGCGCTGCCCTTGGCCTTGTGCGGCAGGCCGTAGCGGCTCGCGCACACCGGGCCGTAGCCGACCTCGACGCTGCCCTCGTCCGTCAGGCCGAGGCCGCAGAACGAGCAGCGGCCCGTCAGCGCGCCGTAGGCGGCACCAGCCGCCGCCGGGTCGGCCTCGATGGCCTGCAGCGTCGGCAGCAGGGCGTCCACGCCGTAGGCCGCGCCCTCGCGCGTCACCTTGCCCACGTACTCGCCGTTGAGCTTGACGTAGACGCTGCCGGGGTTGCGCGAGTCGTCGCCCGCCAGCGAGAGCAGAAGCTCGCCGTTGCCGGGGGCCGCGAAGCGCGTCTTGGGGAACTTGAGGCCGCGCTCACGCGCCGCCTTCAGGAAGGCCACCAGCCCGCTCAGGCTGACGACCGGGCGCGGGGCCGGGGCGACCGCAGACGCTGCCACCGCGACGGCGGCGAGCGCCTGCGCGGCTTGGCAGTCGCTCAGGTTGGCGTGCTTGGAGCCAGCGCCGCGTGCCCAGATGATGCTCTGGCCGGGGGTGATGGCTGACTTGCAGATGGTGCAGGTTCCGGCGAACTTCGCAGTGATGGTCATTGTCGTCTCCAGTGTCTCGGGGCGACCCAGCGCCGCCCCACCCAATGATTAGACACCCAGCGGTAGGTTGCTGTCAAGCCCCCGTCAAACCTTGGGCTTTTCGGCCCTACGCCCGCCTCCCGCTCAGGACGCCGACGGCCTCGGAGGCCGCGCGTTCGATGATGGCGGCGACGTAGCCCCGGCGCTCGCCGCACGCCTTCTCCGTCTCGCGGCGCAGCACGTCGGCCTTGTCGCGGGCGAGGTCGGTGATGACGGTCGCGGCCTCCTTCGCGTCGGCGACGATCTGCGCGGCCACCCGGTGGGCCGTGCTCGGCAGCATCGGCGACGGCAGGATGTCCGTCGCGATGTCGCGGACGATGGCGTCGCGCTGGTCGGCCAGCCACGGGCCGAGGTAGGTGTGCGGGCCGAGCTTCGCGATGAACGCGTCGAGGGCGGCGACTTCTAGGTCTTTGGTCATGGTCGTGTCTCCAGTGGTCGAGGGGTTAGAAACCGTTGCCGACGGGGAAGCCGAAGTGCGCCTTCAGCTTCGCGATCAGGTGCGACTCGGAGGTCGCGCCGAGCACCGCGCCGTCGCGGATGAGGACGCAGACGTTCGTCTCCAGTTGGCGCTCGCCCATGTAGGTCGAGGTGACGTAGAGGTCAAGCTCGGCGCAGCCCGGCGCGGCGGCGTGCGCGTCGATGGCCTTGATGGCGCGCAGCGCGACGAAGTCGCCGAGGTCGCTGTCGTCGGTCCAGTTCAGCGCGTTCGGCAGGTTCGCGCCGTCGCCGTTCGGCGAGCAGTCGCGCAGGCCGACCTCCGCGCAGGGCGCGAAGCCGCTGGTGTTCGCGCGGACGGCGGCGTTGATCGCCTTCCGCAGGGCCGGGGTGACGGGGATGCTGTTCATGGTCGTGTCTCCAGTGGTCGAGGGTCAGAAGCTCTGCAGCCACGCGATCAGCGCGTCGGCGTGTGGCCTCGCCTGCTCGGGCTTGCCGCAGGCGAGGAAGGCGAACACCTTCGCGAGGTGGGTCGAGGCGGTCTGGCGGTCCATGTCAGTGTCTCCAGTGAGGCCGGGGGCCGAAGCCCCCGGCGGGTGGTCAGTCGTTGCGTCCGTTGGCGTCGCCGCGCCACGCCCCGGCGAGCTTCAGCGGCTCGGCGGCGAGGCCGAAGTGGTCAACCGGGTAGACGCCGACGCAGCGTGCGGCCTGCCAGACATAGCCCTCGGCGTTCTTGCGAGCGCCCGCCTCGGTGCGCGACCAGACGATGTGGTAGCGGACGCGCTGCGTGCCGGGGTGCGTCTTGCCTTGGTACTCGTAGGTTTCCGAGAGGGCCGGGTCGCCGATGCGGTTGCCCGTGACGCGTAGCCCGGCTTCCGGGTTCACGGCGGCTTCGGCGACGGCGGCGAAGCCGTAGGCGGTGCCTGACTTGCGGGTGAAGTTGCCGAAGGGGGTGTTGATGACGTTCGTGAGCTTTGCCATTGGTCGTTCTCCAGTGTCTGGTGGGGCGACCCAACGCCGCCCCACCAGAAGAGTATGCGCCCAAACCTAGCGGACTGTCAACCCCCTCATATTCCCTCGAAAACTGCCATCAGCTTGTCTCGCAGCGCCTGACGACTGCCGCGCAGGGCGGCGTTCTGGGCGCTCAGGCCGACCAGTTGCTCGCGGGCCAGCCCGAGAACCGCCACGGCGTCGTCCAGCATCCGCAGCAGTTCGGTGAGCGAGGTGTCCACTGCCGCCTCGGTCGTCGCCCCAGCGGCCACCAGCGCGGCCACAGAGGGCTTCTGGGGCAGGTCGGCGGCGACCGCCTCCAGCGCCGCCTGCGCCCCCGGCGTGACCGTCAGGGTCGGCACGTTGGCCGGGTCGAGGCGCATCGACAGCAGGTCGGGCACGTCAGGCGGCACCGGGGTGTGCTTGAGGCGCTCCTCCTCCAGCGCCCGCTCGATGCCCCGGCGCACGACGCTGACGGTGGACTGCACCGACACCAGCGTCGTCGTAAACCCGTGCGTGTAGGCCGACCGCAGCAGGCGCTCGGCCTCGGCCTTCTGGTGGCCGTGGTCGCTGCCGTAGACGTAGTTGCGCTCGATGAAGCTGAACAGCGACCCGGTCCACTTCTCGCTCGGGGCGTCGGGGTGCTTCGGCGTCTCCAGTGTCTTCGGTTGCAGCGGCTGCAGCAGGCGGCGCACCTCGCCGGTCCCGAGCAGCGCCGGGTGGACGAAGGTCTGCGTCCCCTTCGCGAGGTCGCAGACGCGGCGGTGCTGTCGGTGGCCGATCCACTTGAAGAACAGCACGACGCCGATGTCGCCGCGCAGGTTCGCGGCCTTGTCGATCTCCGGCCCCTCTGAGGGCCAGAGGCAGATGCGCGGGTCGTCGGCGACCCACTGCGGCAGGTTGCCAGCCTTTGTCCCAACGATCAGGATCCGCCGTTGGTTTGCGACCGCGTCGAGGATGGCATTGGCGACGGGTTCACCGGGTGGTAGCAGGTCACGAAGTGGCGTTGACATGGTCATGCTCCTTTTCGAGCGTATCGAGCGCGTTTCCGAGCCGCCCGGCAGACGAGGCAGGCTTGATGCCCGCTGCCGAGTAGAACGTAGGCGTGCCCCTTCGGGCAGTGTGTGTGTCGAGGCTTGTGGTGCCGCCCGTGGGCAGCGCCAGACATCAGGGCGAGGTGGTTCGGGTTGATGCACGCGCGGACGCCACAGCGGTGGTGGACGCACTGCCCCGGCGGGATCGGCCCGACGAACACCTCGTAGGCGAGGCGATGCACCCGCCAGAGACGACCGGCGTGCTTCACCACGCCGTAGCCGTCAGGGCGGCGAGTGCCGGTCCAGAGCCAGCACTTCACAGTGCATCCTCCTGCGCGACCGCCGCGAGGGCGGGGAGCGCGGCCCGCACGCGCTGCTGGACCGCTGCGATGCGGGCAGCGGCCTCGGCAGGCGACGGCAGGGGCTTGCCCGAGACGAGGCTGACAGCGGCGCTGGGAGGCCGCTGGGGCGTCGGGGGCACCGGGCGGGGCACACGGGCACCGCCGGGCAGGTTCGTGCTCTGGCGGGCCGCAGGAGCCGCCGGAGGGGCCGTCTCAGCGACGACCGGCTGCGCGAGCGCCTGCGCCAGTTGGTGCCGCACGGCGTGCCACCGGGCGCGCACGGCGTCGGCGACATCCGGGGCGGTCACGGCGACCAGCGAGAAGTGGAGGGCCGACGCCTGCTGCTCGCGGTCGAGCAGGCCGACGGGGACGCCCTCGGTGACGAGGTAGCAGAACGCGCGGAGGCCGAACGCCTCGGCGGTTTCGCCGGGCTGCTGCCGGGCGAGGACGGGGATGCGGGGGAAGCTCATGGTCGTCTCCAGTGAAGGCCGGGGGCCGAAGCCCCCGGCGGGTGAGGTGTTACGCCGCCACCAACTGGCGGGCCTGCGTGAGGGCGAGCACCTTGACCTCGGCGTTCGCGCCGAAGAGGGCCGACTCGTTCGCCCGCTGGCGACCGCTGACCGAGGATGCCTCGGCAGGACGGACGTGGTCGAAGTACTCCGTGACGGCGTTGTAGACCGACCACGCGTTCGGGTCGCCGCCGGTCAGGACGGTCGCCTGCTCGACGCCGACGCCTTCGAAGACCAGCCGCGACACCGTCGCCCGGCGCTTCGCCAGCGTGTCGTTGACGACCAGCTTGCCGCCGACGACCTCGCCGGGGAACACCGACTCGATGTAGGCGATGACCTCGCTCGGGTTCAGCTTGCGCTGGGCCAACTGCTTGAAGCTCTCGCCCGTGGCGATCAGCGACTTGGTCAGGCCGGTGAAGAGCGCCCGCGCCTGCTCGACGCGCGACGCCGCCGACGTGGTGTGGCGGATGCTCACGACGTTCGCGTGGGCCTCGCTGCGGGCCAGCGCGATGGTGTTCTGGCAGACCGCGCGGGTGCCGGTCGCGATGATCTTCACCGCGCCGCTGCCGTCGTGCGACCACGTCAGGAGCGCGTAGCCCTGCACGCTGTCGCCGTTGCCGGTGACATCGACCGTCGCCCCGGCCAGCCGCACCAGCGCCCAGAGCCGCTCGCCGCGCCCGAGGGAGCCGATGACCTCGATGGTCGCGCCCAGTTCCTCGACCGCCGTCTCCAGAATCGAGACGGCCTGCCGGTTCTGCACCGCCGCGTAAGACGGGCCGACCACCGCCAACTGCGCGAGGTCGGTCGAGCGCCGGGCCAACTGGCCGAGCGGGATGAGCGAGCCGGTGCCGTCGTAGAGCGGCTCAAGGATGACGGTCCAGTCGAGGCCAGCCGCCGCGAGCGACTGGTCGATGGAGTAGCGCACGTCGCCGCGTAGGCGGGTGCCGAGGCCGTGCCACGGGGTCGAGCCGATGTAGGCGATGGACGACTGGCCGTTGATGGTTGCGATGTTGTGAGCCATTGGTCTGATCTCCAGTGAACGAGGGTTGACGAGTTAGCGGACGCGGACGGCGAACTTCTTGCCGCCGCCGAAGGTCGGGACGACGTAGGTCGTGGCGCTCAGGCCCGCGCGGTGCGCGAGCGTGACGGCGGCGCTCACCGCGTGGTCATCGAAGCTGGTCAGCGTGACGCTCTTCGGGTTGATCTGGATGCGGAGGGCGTGCAGCAGGGCGTCGTTCGCCTCGACGGCGTTGATGAACTTCTGCTGGGCGGCTTCGGCGGCAGCGGTGAGCTTCGTCATCGGTGTCTCTCCAGTGCGTCGCCGCGACAATCGCGACGACCTGCCAAGTATACGTCGAAACCTAGCCACCGCGTCAAGCCCCCCTAAACATTGGGCTTTTCTCTCGTTTCGGCCCGTCCTGCAGATACTTGCTGCAGCGCACGCGGGACGTGGCATCCTACTCCCCATGACGAGAGACGACCTCATCGCGGCACTGGCGGCGTCGCCCAAACGGGGGCGGCTGACGCTGCTCCTGAAGCTCATCCCCCAGCCTGCGGCGCTCATCGCCAAGCGGGCGGGCATCGGGCGGGCGTCGCTCTACCGCGAGGCGACGATGTCCCTCGCCCTGAAGCTGCGGGTGGCGCGGGTGGTCCGCGTGCCCGCGTCGATCATCTGGCCGGAGACAGCGACGCTCGCGTTTGAACTGCTCTACGGCTTTGGAGGAGGGAAACGGCGATGAAGAAGAGCAAGGTAGACGACACCGGGACGCTGCAGGAGGCGCGCGTGATCAACGCGCTGGTCAGCGACGTGACGCTGACGCTGGCGAAGCCCGAGGCCGGGACGGTGGCCGAGGTCGGCGACGACAAGTTCGTGCGCGTCGGGCCGCTGGTCACCGACGTGAGCGCCGCGCTGGGCGTGACCGAGGAGAACGTGCGGATGGCCCTGACCGCCGCCGTGAGTCAGGGGCTGCTGGAGGTGCCGCCGTCACTGCCGGTGAGCGAGCACCCGATCACGCTGGTCAGGCCGGGGACGTTGTGAGGGTCAGGGTCGTGGTCGAACTGGAAGCCGGGGGCGTGCTCTACGAGCGGACGGCCAAGGCGCTGGCCGTGGCGAGCGCGCTGCGGGTGCTGGCCGACGACCTCGACCCGCCGCGCCCGCGCAGCCGGGGCCGGGGGTCGCGGGTGTGGGGCGTCATTCGCTACGTCGGGAAGACCGAGATCGACTTGGATGTGCAGGCGGCACCCGCGCCGCCTGCCGAGACACCGCTGCTCGATGCGGCTGAGGGCAAGTGACCGACTGTGTGCTCTGGCCCGGCTACGTGATGCCCAACGGCTACGGGCAGGCGTATGACCCTGCCCGGTATCTCGCAGGCGAGCGCCCGCAGGTCTACGCGCATCGCCTCGTCTACGAGCAGCACGTCGGGCCGATCCCGGCGGGGCACGAAGTGCATCACCGTTGCGGGGTGAAGGCGTGCGTGAACCCCGCGCACCTTGAGGCGCTGACCTACTCCACGCACAAGCGCACGCACCGGAGCGTCTGCAAGAACGGCCACGCCATCGACGGCGACAACATCAGCCGCTGGTCGGCTCGCGACGGACGCGAGCACCGCCAGTGTCGAACCTGCTACAACGCGCGGATGCGTGCCTTTCGCGCACGCCGCACTGGAGAAGCCCGATGACCGAAGAACAGCAGCCGCCCACCCCGGCGGTCGAGAGCGGGGTGTTCGCGCACTCCCCCACGTTTGCCAAGCTCGCCGCCGCGCTCGCGAAGGCGCAGGCCAACTACGGCGACCTGAAGGCGTCGCAGGTCGCTGACGCCGAGAAGTACGTCTACAAGTACGCCGACCTCGCGGCGGTGCTCGCGGCGGTGCGCCCGGCGCTGAACGCAGCGGGCATCGCGCTGTTGCAGGGCGTCGCCATGCAACGCCCGCAGGGCAGCAGCGGGCTGATCGTGCTGGTCGAGACGCGCCTGATCGACCAGTCGGGCGAGTGGCTGGCGACGACCGTGAAGCTCCCGAGCGGCGAGGTCGCGCCGCAGAAGGTTGGGTCGCTGGTTTCATACCTTCGTCGGTATGCCCTGCTCGCGATGGTCGGGGTCGCTGCCGAGGACGATGACGGCAAGGAGGCCCAGCAGGCCGCACCGCCGAAGCGCACGGCCCCGCCTGCGCCGCCGAAGACGCAGCCCGCGACCGCCAAGCCGGTGGCCGCGCCCAAGCCGGTGCCCGCGACGCCGCCTGCCGAGGAGCGCGTCGAGCCGCGCGTCATCGCCGACCCGGTGCGCGAGGACGGGGTCCGCATCAGCGCGAAGGACCGGGGCTTGCTCTTCAAGGTGGCGAAGGAGCAGGGGCTGAACGAGACGCAGGTCAAGCAGTTGATCTTCGCGCTCTGGGGCTACACCTCGACCGGGGCCATCCTGCAGGGCGCGCAGTTCGGCAAGCTGCTCTCGGCGATGGAGAACCCGCAGGACCACGGCGTCACCATCGGCAACGGCGACCTGACCTACGACCGTGCGCAGGACGCCAACCCGCTGCCGGGCAACCCTGACCTCGGGGGACTGTGATGGCGAAGGCACGCGCGCCCCGTGCGGGGCCGAAGGTCTACGCCAAGCAGTTGGTCATCGAGGTGCCCAAGGCGATGCTGGAGGAGGCCGCGCAGCAGGCGTGGCCTGACCTCGTCACGCTCGCCGAGGGCGCAGGCTGGCGGGTCCGCGACACCGACGACTACCTCTGGTGCGGCAAGGACCACGCGCTGCTGCGGCAGGGCACCGACGAGATGCGCGGCATCCCGGTGCTGCTCTTCCAGAACTGGTGATGAGCACGCTCCACTTCGACCACGAAACCCACACCTTCTGGCGCGAGGGCCAGCGGGTGCTGGGGGTCACCGAGATCCTGCGGCGGTGCCGCCTGACCTCGCCCTACTGGACCGTCGAGGCCCGCAACCGGGGCACGCGCGTCCACAAGGCGCTGCACGTCCTGCAGACGCTCGGGGACGCCGAGGGTCGCTCGCATCTGCTGGCGGGCGACCTGCCGTTCTACGCGGCGGGCGTGCGGGCGCTGGACACGTTCGGCATCGAGGTGCTCGGGGCCGAGGAACTGGTGGACGGCGGTGCCTACGCGGGCTGGCTGGACCTGCGCTGCCGCCTCCGGGGGCGCGCCCTGCCGATGGTCATCGACTTCAAGACGGGCCGCGCCGCGCCGTGGACGCCGCTCCAGTTGGCCGCGTATGCTGCCCCGCAACCGACGCCGCACGACCGGGCGTTCATCGAACTGCTCCCGTCGGGAGCGCCGAAGCTGACGGTCTGCCGCGAGCATCGCGGCGACCTGCGGCACTTCAACGCCTGCGTCGCCGTGGCGCAGTTGCAACTGGCACTGGAGATCCCTGATGGCGAAGACTGAGACGCTCGTCGTGTTTGAACCGGCCACGCACATCGACCTCGCCGAGGTGGCGACGTGGGTCGTGGACGGTCCCGAGACGGCGGAACTGGCCGTCGAGTATCGCGAGGGCGTCAAGGCGCTCATCCGCGAGATCGAGGCGGGCTACAAGCCGCACGTCGCCCGCGCCCACGCCGCGCACAAGGCGCTCTGCGAGGAACTGCGCCTGCGCCTGCTGCCCTGCACGGTCGCGCTCGACGCGCTGAACCGGGCCATCGGCAGCTACGAGGTGGCGCGGCAGCGGGCCGAGGAGAAGGCCCGGCGCGACGCGGAGGCGGCGGCGCTGGCCGACGCGGAGGCCGCACGGGCGTCGGACGCCGAGGCCGCACGGCTGCGCGGGAACACGGCGCTGGCCGAGAGCATCGCGACCGCGCCGGTCGAGGAGTTCATGGCCCCGGTGGTCGTGCCCCCGACGCGGAAGACCTCGGGCGTGGCCGTGACGGTCACCTACGAGCCGGTGGTCGAGGACTTCGACGCGCTGCTGCAGTTCGCGGCGGCGAGCGACAGCGCGATGCGTCCGCTGCTGGTGCAGGCGAACCTGAAGGGGCTGCAGGCGCTGGTCGATCAGATGGGCGAGGGGTTCAATGTGCCCGGCGTCACGCGCGTGATGCGGACCCCCACCGTTCGTAGCACGCGCGCGGGGCGTTCCTAGATTTTGTGGAGTACGCCGGAGAGCCTCCGGCGAGTAGACTTGCGCCCGGCGCGCCGCGTGGCTGCAGCGCGCCGGGGCTTGCCCCGTGTGCCACCGTGGAGTCAGCACGATGACCGAGACATCCTACCCGAAACCCAGCGACCTCGCGAGAGAACACCTCGCCCTCTCCGAGCACGACCTGCGCGGGGAGCGTGACGCCTACCGCGCACTGCTCTGCGCCGCCCTCGACCGGATGCACGCGATGGTCGTGGCCTACGCCGACCTGAACGCCCGCTACACCCGGCTGCTGGACGACCACCGCGCCCTGCGCCGGGATCAGCGGTCGTGACGGGCAACCGGCGCACCTTTGCCCGCCTGCCCGGCGGGGGCTACGTCTACACCTTGCTCGATGAGGGCGTCCGCGTCGAGGTGCGGCACCTCCGGCGGGCGTGGGGCGCGATGCACGCCGAGGTCGATGTCCAGTGCGAGTGGGCCGGGGCGCTGCGGCACGGCCTGAGCCTCTCCTGCGCGGACCTGAACCTCTCGCTGCAGGACGCCCGCGTCAAGCTCGCCAACTACTGTGCGCGGCGCTCGCGCAGCGAGGAGCACGTCCCGCGTGACGAGCAGCCGCAGTTCGACTGGGTCGGCGTCATCGACGCCGCGTGCATCCAGACCCTGCAGGCCGAGCGCACGGGCGACGAGTCGCTGGCCCTCGATGACGCGCCCGACATGGTCGAGGCCACCGTCAACGTCTGGGGGCTGCAGATCCCGCTCGACGGCCCCTCCCTGCTCATCTCGCCCGGCGGCGGGCTGAAGTCGCTGGTGCTGCTGCTGGTCGCGGGCACGCTCGCGCTGGAGGGCCGCACGGTGCTCTACATCGACTACGAGTGGACCGCGTCCCGGCACAAGGCCCGCAAGCTGCGCCTCTTCGGGGCCGAGCCGATGCCCGGCCTGCGCTACATCCGCTGCAAGGGGCCGCTGACGCACGAACTGCCCCGCCTGCGGAAGGAGGTCGAGACGCACGGCGTCACCTTCTGCGTGCTCGACAGTGTGGGCATGGCGTGCGAGGGGCCGCTCAAGGACGATGACACCGCACGCGGGTTCTACGGCGCACTGGCCCTCCTGCCGCCCACGATGAGCGCCGGGCACATCACCAAGGCGCAGGTCGCCGCCCCCGACGCCGAGCGGATGGCCTTCGGCTCGGCCTTCTTCACCAACCTCGCCCGCATGAACTGGGACGTGCGGAAGGTCGAAGACCCCGTGCGCCAGCAGGCCACCATCTCCATCAAGGGCGGCAAGCAGAACGACGGCAACCGCGACCCGCCCGTCGGCCTGCGCTTCGTGTTCTCGCCCGACATGATCGCCGTGTCCCGCGTCGCCGTCGCCGACGAGCCGGAACTGGCAGCGGCGCTGACGATCCCCCAGCGCCTGCCCGGTGCGCTCGCCCGTGGCCCGAAGACCATCGCCGAACTGGCCTACGAACTGGAGGCGCAGGTCCGCTCCGTCGAAAAGGCGCTCAAGCGCGGGGAGGAGCGCGGCCTCTACCTCGTCGTGCCGAACGGGCCGGACGGCGTCACCCGCTGGGGCCGCGCCGAGCGGCATCACGCATGACCGGACAGTTGTCCCAGACACGCGGGACAGTTGTCCCATCGGGGCCGACTCAACCAATGGGACAGTTGTCCCAGACACGGTCGGACAAGCCCCTTCGGACGCAGGACAAAACAACCCCCCTCTGTAAGAGGGGGTTTTGTCCGTCCCACCGGACAGTTGTCCCAACGGAGGCAAAACGATGAGCTTCAAACGCGGCGACTCCGGGTGGTTGTGGCACCGTCAACGCAAGCTCGACTTCACCGTGGCGCGGGTGCAGGGCACCACGGCGCTGGTTCACGTCAAAGGGGCGGGGATCGTGCCCGGCCTCCTGCGCGTGCCCCTCACGGCGCTTCGGCGGGTCAAGGTGGCCCCGGAAGACCCGACCCCGGCCCCTGACCCCTGCGGCGAGCTTCAGTGGCTCCACGTCGTTGAAGCGGTGCCGCGCCCGTGAGCGACAATCGAGGCCCGGCTTCCGGGGGGCACGGGGGGCGTCGCCGGGCGTGCCCGACCTGCGGGCGCTGGATGCAGTTGGACCCTCGGGGCGGCTGGCAGTGCGTCCGGTGCGGCCAGCGGGTGGGGTCGAGCGGCAACTGGTGGCCTACGAAGCCCTTCGTAAGCGCCACGGAGAACGAAAAGCGAAGCGCCTCCGTGGTGAAGAGATCTCAGGGGGGGCCGCTACTACCCCCGTCTGGACGCGGTCGCGTTCAACGTGGGGCAACCTAGCGGTCTACAGCCCCATGTCCGGTTATGGGATTATCAACAACTTACGGGTGGTGAGAATCTTTTCACAGTGTGCCATTCTGAGACACGCGTGGCACACTTCATGTTAGGTGCTGGAAGTCGTTGCGAACACGCCACTTCGCGGTAAGGGTCAAGTGCCCTAACGTCCAAATATGCAGATTTGCTCAGTGTTTGTGCCCGGTCGCCCGGTCTGCCAAGGGTCGATGCGGCACCTCGGGAAGGGCCGGATGACCCACGACAACGTCCACCTCCGCGCGTGGCGCACGCAGATCGGCTGGGCCGTGCGCTCGTCCGTCAGGGCGGCGGTGCTCGACCCGGCGACCGACGTGCGGGTCAAGCTCCACTTCGTCGTCCAGCCGCGCCGCAAGGGCGACGCCCCTGACCTCGACAAGCTGGTGCGGGCGGTGCTCGACGCCCTAACGCACCTCGCCTTTGTGGACGATAAGCAGGTCGTCCACATCGACGCCCGGCGCACGCTGCTCGGGCCTGAGTCGCTGCCGAGCGCCGAGGGGGCGCACATCACCGTGGAGACGGCGTGATCCTGCCCAACGGCGAGGTGCGCGTAGCCTTCACCGCCGACGACGTGCGGCAGGCCGTCGCCTTCGCCGACGCGATGTGCGAGCACAAGCCGAACGTGCGGCGCTCCAAGTTCTTCGGCACCGAGCGGATGGACAACGAGGTCGCGGGGAAGCTGGGCGAGGTCGCCTTCGGGCGCGTGTTCGGCTGGCCCGTGGACTGGGCGCTGCACGCGGGCGGCGACACGCACGCCGACTTCACGGTGCAGCACGGCTGGACGGTGGACATCAAGGCCGTGAACGTGCAGCGGTCGCTGACGCACGACTACGCGCTGCCGCTGGCGCTGCATGAGGTGATCGCCGACGTGTTCGTGCAGGCGCTCATCGAGCCGGGCCGGGTCGCCGGGCGGCTGACCGGGTGGATCGGGCACGCGGCGTTCCTCTGGCACTGCCGTCGCGAGGCGGGCTGGCGCGACCGGGGCGACGACCCGTTCGTGGTGACACGCCGCCAACTGACGCTGCCGTTTCATGCGAGCTTCTGGAGGGACCGTGAGCAGCACTGAGCCGTTCGACCTCGTCTCGCATCCTGACGCGCACTCCAACCTGCTGCGCGAGCGGCTGCTCCAGTTGTCGCTGGCCTCGGCGCTGGCGCTGCCCGGCGAGCGGTGCGTGGTCAACGCCCGTGACCTGCACGACGTGACGACGCAGGCGCTGGACCTGACGCAGGAACTGCTGATGCTGCGCCGCTGCCTGATCGTGTTCATGCGCGCGTCGCACGTCGAGGCGCTGGCGCTGCCGTTCGCCGAGACGGTGCTGGCCGCGACGGTGCCGCTGCGGGTGAAGCACGACCCGCAGGCGCTGCCCGACCTGCTGCAGTTGCTGCTCGACGGCGAGGGCTTCGTGACGGTCAGCAGCAGCGCCTACGCGTCGCCT